CCGACGCGACCGCCGCCGACCTCGGCGCGCACGCGGACCAGCTCACCGCGTACGGCATCGACGACGACCGGAAAGACCTCGTGCTGGATTATCTCGTCGCAGCCAAAACCCCGAAGCACGTCCCGGTAGTGGCGACCCCGCGCACGGCAGAGGACATCGATCGATTGTGGCGGCGATTTCAGGCGATGCACGATCACGTGCAGGCGGGTCTATACATGCCCGCGCAGGACGCACGCGTGTGCTCGCCATCGGCGTGTCCGCACTGGGGCGGCTGTGAGTTCGGCGCACGCGGAAGGGCGCGGCCGACGTGACGCGGACGCCAAGCGCAGAGGCGACGGCGCGGTTTTTAGATGCACGCAGAGAGTGGCGCGGGTCTCCGCCGCCGCAGAGTTTTTCGGACTGGCAAAAAGAACAACAAGCGAAAGGAACGGACGACATGGGATTTACGGCAACGGCAAAAAGTGAGTATCGACCCGCCCCCGACGGGACGCACGCGGCGACGTGTACGCAGCTCATCGACCTGGGGCATCAGGTGGACGAATGGCAAGGCAGGGAGAGGGTGACGCACAAAATCTTGATCGGGTGGGAGCTCGACACCGAGGAAAAGCGCGACGACGGGTCGCCGTTTGTCGTCTGGGGTCGGTACACCCTTAGTCTCGGCGCAAAATCCAGACTGCGGCCGATGCTGGAGTCCTGGCGCGGGCGGCCGTTCTCCGAGGAGGAGCTGGAATCATTCGACGTGGCCAAACTGCTCGGCGCGCCGTGCATGCTCTCGGTGGTCCACGTCAAGCGCGACGGGAATGTCTACGCCAATGTGTCCAGCGTGGCGTCGCTGCCCAAGAAAATGCCGAAGCCGACGCCGATCGGCAAGATGGTCCGATTCGATCTGTCGGAGCCGGACATGGCGGTATTCGACACGTTTTCGGACAGGCTCAAGGACACGATCAAGTCCTCGCGCGAGTGGATCGAGCGCCACGGCGAGCCGGCCAAAGAGCCGGAGTTCGAGCCGCCGACGGACGACACGATCCCGTTTTAGCCTAGCCATGCCACGCAAAGACGGACGCAATATGACTCGCGAGCGACGACGCCAGCGGGGCGACTGCATCGAGTGCGGGGAGAGAGCCGCGCACGGCGGTATGGTCCGCTGCCTCGGCTGCGCTATCGAGCACGCGCGCGAGATGGCCGACTATCGGCGAGTCGACTGCTCGACACCAAGGCCGACGCGCGCATGAACACTCCAGCCGTCGACGAGATCGAGCGCTACCGCGAGAAATCCCGCGACCGCGTGTTGCGCGCGCTGCGCGGCGCCGCGCCATCCGGCCGCTGGCAATCGTGGCACATCCTGCAATCGGTGTGCGGGCATCGTTACCTGCGCGCCATTCACGAGCTAGGGGCGCAGGGGTACATCATCGAGCGGCGTCCGTCGCAGACGCAGCGGACGGGAAACGACTACCTGTTGACCGGCGAGCCGGGGCCGCAGGTGCCGTTACCGTTAGCGACCGGCCCCAAGCAAACCAAGTCGGCGCGGCGGGCGGCCGAGCGTACGCGGGCGGAGATAGCGGCAGAGGTGCGCGCGATGGGCGGCGGGATATTCCCGGCGGAATTGATCGCGCAAAGAATCGAGGGTCGGCGATGACGCGAGCGATGAAATCTCACGGCCTCGCGTGGCACTTTGTGCGAGACGGCAAACTACGCGACGGGCGTCCGCTCGTCGTGGGCGAGTGGTTGATCCACGACGAAGCAACCGACGAGCCGCTCGCGCTCTGCGTGCGCGGACTGCACGCGAGTATTGACCCGCTCGACGCGCTGTCGTTCGCGCCTGGCAGTCAGGTATGCCTCGTCGAGGTTGGCGGCCGGGTCATCTACGACACCGACAAGCTCGTCTGCACGGCTCGACGGCCGTTGTGGACGGCCGACGCGACCGAGGTCCTGGTGGATTTCGCGCGTGAGTGTGCACGCGACGTGATGCACCTCTGGACACCGCCCGAAGTCGTTAAACATTTTCTAGAGACCGGCGAAGGGGCGGCGGCAGCGGAGGCGGCGGCGGAGGCGGCGGGGGAGGCGGCGTGGGCGGCGCGAGCGGCGGCGGCTGCGGCGGCGTGGGCGGCAGAGGCGGCGGCGCGTGGGGCGACGGCGGCGGAGGCGGCGGCGCAGGCGGCGGCGCAGGCGGCGCGGGGGGAGGCGGTGGCGCGTGGGGTGACGGTGGCGCGAGCGGCGGCGAGAGAACGACAAAACGCTACGCTCGCCTCGATGTTGATGGGGCTCGCGCCGGATGGGTGGGAGGGCCATGATTAACGCCGTCGCCCTGTGCATCGCGCTCTGTCCGGCGCTCCCCGTCCGCCTCCTACCGGCATTCGTGGCCAACTGCGCTGCGCACGGTGTACCGCTCGACCTGGCGCTGGCCGTCGCGCAACAGGAGTCAGGCGGCCGCCCGTGGAAGGTCGGACGCCACGGAGAGCGCAGCGCGCTCCAGGTGGCGCCGTCTACGTGGCGCCGATACTGCTCGGACCTCAACCCGCGCAACTGGGACGCGGGCGTGGAATGTGGGGTCAGGGTGCTGGCCGTGGCGTGGCGGGAGTGTGGTCCCGACGTGGCGGCGGCAGCGTCGAGGTACAACCGAGGATCTGGGTGCCAGGTGAGTCGGTACGGGCGAGCCGTCGCGGCGCTAGTGGACGCAGCGAGGTGACGCGCGCCGCGCATCCGGGTAAGATTCCCACCCCAGGATGCCAATACGAGTTAGCCGCGATCATGCCCACATCGGCGACGGGCTCGACATGCCCCGCGAAGCGCGCGCCGGAATCGCCGACAAAACCCCGTGCGCAACCCTGACCGTCGAGCAGCGCCGAGGCTGCCGCCCTAGATTCGTCGGTATCGCGAAGGACATGCACGACCATGGCGGACGGGAGTCGGTCATATACTCCCAGCCGAATCCGACCAGCGCTCCGTCGGAGCAGTATCGGCGCAACTACGAGGCGATCGATTGGACGGCGTAGCCTTCCGCCCGTATCGCCCCGGCGACCGAAATTTCGTCTTATCTAGCTGGCGCGACTCGTATCGGAACAGCATCCGCCACCCTGACCTCTCGGCCTGGATACGCAAGTCCGCGTACCACGACGCACACAACCTGTATATCGCGACGGCGCTCGACTCCGACGTCGTACTCGTAGCCGTCTCACCGGAGGATGATGACCAGATCTTGGGCTGGTGTGCCTACGGCGACGGCACCCGACATTACGTGTACGTCAAGGAGCTATACCGTCGCCGCGGGATAGGCTCCGCTCTCCTGGCTGAGATGCCGCCCGGCGAGCCAACTCACCGCACGCCGGCGGGCGACGCCCTCCTGGCGCGCGTAGCGCTCTCCGGCGCGGCCAGATCTGTGTCATAATTGGCGCGGAGCGAAAAGAAAGGTAAGCGGAATGGATAGGAGAGCAGGAAACGGATCGCGCAACGGTACTCCAGCGAGCCCAGGGCGCAGGCCATTTTCTGCCGACTTGCGGCGGGCCTTCGAGGCGCTCGAGCCGGAGGCGATCGAGGCGATGCGGGATCATCTCACCGACCGCGATCCCAAGCACGCCGTCGTCCGCCAGCGCGCAGCGGAGTACGTGATCGACCGACTCTACGGGCGTCCGGCCCAGGCGGTGGATATCAAGGTCGCTGAAGTGTCGACGAAGACCGACGCCGAGCTGGAGGCCGCGCTAATCGAGGCCAGCGGTGGACGCCTCCAACTGGTCTCTTGACCAGCGGCTGATAGCCGAGGAGCTGCTTCGACGGCGCGAGGCCAGGCGTACGGTCCTGGACGCCAAGATCTGTTTCCCCGCGCAACTCGAGTACGTGCTCTCGGACGCCAGGCGCAACGTCGCGACCTGTAGCCGTCGCGCCGGCAAGACCTACGCCGAGGCCGTGCGGCTCCTGCGCAATGTGTTTTCGTCTCCGTACGCGAATCAGCTCTACGCGACGACGGAGCTACGACGATCACGGCGTCTCATCTGGCCGTACCTGCGCGCGCTGAACTCTCGCTACAAACTCGGCGGCGAGGTCAACGAGACAGAGGCCTTCATGCGGTTCCCGCACATCGAGGGTTGCCCGCACATATTCCTCGGCGGCGCAAAAGACGCCAGCGAGATGGAAAAGATCAAGGGCTACGCCGGAGGCTTCAAACTAGCCGTCGTCGACGAATTCCAGGACTTTCGCCCCGGCATCGCGCGCGCCCTGCTCGAGCAAGTCATCGAGCCGTCGCTCATGGACTGGGACGGCACGCTGGACGTGCTCGGCACGCCCGGCGCGTCGCGGTCGGGCCCCTACTGGGATATCTGGTCGAACGGAGACGGCAAGCATACAGCATGGCGCCGGTTTTCATGGACGGTGAGAGAGAATGCGCCGTTACTAAAGCAGCGCAAGACTACAGCCGACGAGCTGCTCGCGAAGGCGCTGGAGGATCACGGCTGGACGACCGACGACCCGACCTATCGTCGGCACTACCTGGGACAGTGGTCGGAGGACCCGAACGCGCTGGTATTCCGCTACGACGCTGCCAGAAACGACTACACCCATTTGCCGCCGCTCACCCATTACGTGATGGGCGTCGACCTCGGCTATCACGACCAGGACGCCGTCGCAGTACTCGGCTGGCACGAGCACAGCAAGGACGTATACCTGGTGGCCGAGTACACGGCGAGACGCGAGGGCTATACCGACCTCATCGAGCGCGGGGTCAATCCACTGTTCGAGCGCTACCGACCGACCACGGTGTGGTGGGACTTCGGCGGCCAGAACGTGAAGGCGCAAGAGGAGATTCGTCGTCGCTGGCCGCACCTGCCGTCCTTCGCCGCCGAAAAATCGCGCAAGCTGGAATTTGTTGCCCTGCTCAACGACGCGCTACGCACCGGGAGACTCAAGGCGAAATCATCGTCGGTGTTTGCCCAGGAGTGCGCGATCGTGCAGTGGGAAAAGCCCCACGAGAAAATCTCGCCAGACCCCCACGGCGACATGGTCGACGCCGTGCTCTACGCCTATCGCGCCTCGCTCGCGTACCTATCCAAGCCCCCCGAGGTAACCACGCGCACGCCGGAGACCGACGCCGCGGCCATGTGGGCAGATATGGAAGAGCGCGAAACACGCGCGGATCTGCCGTGGATGCGCGGGATCTGACGCTATTTCGCGTTGACAGCGCGCTATAATGCTCGTAATGTCACGCGCGGTGACGCTCAAAGAACTGCGTGGACTCGTGAGACTCGCGAGACGCGAGGGCGTCGCGGCGTTACAGGTCGGGGATGTGCGCATCGAGATGGCCGGAGTCGTGGCGGCACATGGCCGCCGTCGCCGTGGGCCTACGCAGGAGGCCGCGATGCAGGCGGCCGAGATGAGCGACGGCGAGCGCGGCGTTGTGGCACTCGCCGAGGCGGTACTGGGCGGCGTGCCGCCTGACCTGCAAGCCGCCATCGACCATGCGCGCGAACTGACCAGGTCGGGCGATGCCTAGGCGAATCATAGGCAGTATGGATTTCTCCGAGTCCGCGACCTCGGCGCCAGGCGCGAAGCGCACGCGCTGGTGGAAGCTCGACGACCCGGGGCAGGCGATCACGAACGAGGCCAAGACGCTCGACCGAGACCAGGCATGGAAGCGCGTGGAGCGCTTGATCTGGGCTCGTCTCTATGCCGAGCAGGATATCACGTCGCTGCATCAGGTCGGCGCGTCCGTGAATATCGGCGGCGACGGGGCGTTTGGTATCAGTGGGCAGAGATTCTGCTTCAATGCCGTGGCACAGGCCATCAACTCCGCATGGTCCAGAATCACGCGGAACCGCCCGCGCGTTCGCTTCCTGACTCGCGACGGCGACTACGAGCTACAGCGAAACGCGCAGCTCATGACGATGCTCATGGACGGCCTGTTTTTGCACACTGGCGCGTGGTATCGCGAGGCCCCGCTCATGGCTCGGGACGCTATGATCTTCGGGACCGGGGCGATCAAGTCTTTCGAGATCGGCAAGACCATCGGTTGCGAGCGCACGCTGATCGACGAAATCCTCTACGATCCCGGCGAGGCCTTGCGCGGGGTTCCGCGTACGCTCTATCAAAAGTGGTACGCACAACGCGACGATCTGCGCGAGAGATATGCCGGACGCACCGCCGGCAAGGACAAGGGAGAGAAGGTCGACAAGGTCATCGAGGCTGCGCAGGGCTACCGGCCCGGCGACGACATGGCGACGATCGACTCCGACGTGGTGTGCGCGTACGAAGCATGGCACGTCGGGCACGACAAGGTGCCAGGTCGTCACGCGCTTGCTCTCGACGGCGTGACGCTCGCCGATGAGGAATATCCATATTCGCGCGTGCCGTTCGTATTCATGCACTGGGAGGACCCGATCGTAGGGATGTGGGGTCGCGGAATCGCGGAACACTCCGCCGGGTTGCAGGCCGAGATCCAAAAAGACATGCGGACCATCCAGACGTGGCACGAGCGTCTATCGATCGGGCGCGTGTTTGTCGACGGCGAGATCACAAAGAAGCTGACCAACCAGATCGGAGCGGTCTACAACGTGACCCCCGGGACCAGAATCATGAGCGACCCGGGCGTCGACGTTTCCCCCGGCATCTATCAGCACGTCAACGAGAATATCCGGCGCGTGCTCGAGCAAAACGGCGTGAATCAGATGGCCGCCACGGGGCAAAAACCGGCTGGGATCAATAGCGGCACCGCGATCCGCGAGTACAACGACACGGCAAACGAGCCGCTCCTGCGGCCAGCCGAGCGCTACGAGCGCGCGTTCGTGGACATGGCTACGTTCTGGATCGAGATGGCAACCCACATGGCGACGCGCGAGCGCGGCCGCGTCGACATCCAGGTCGCCGCGCCGAACGGCAACAACCACATGAAAATGATCACGTGGTCGTCGATCGACCTCGACCGCGACGCCTATATCATCCAGGCGTGGCCGTCGTCGATCATGCCGCTCCAACCATGGGCAAGGCAGGAATGGATCGAAGAGCGCATCAAGTCCGGCTTCCTGTCGCAAGAAGAGGGCATGATGCTCGCCGATTTCCCCGACACCGAAGCGGTGTCCTCGGTGCACACGGCCGGGATGCGCGCGGTGACCGCCGTGGTCTCGAACATCATCGAGCACGGCAAGTACGAGTCGCCGGAACCCGGCATGAATCTCGACTTTGCTCTGAAGTACGTGCAGCAGTCAGCCGTAAAAGCGCGGCTCGACGGCGTGAGCGATGACCGGATAGACCTGCTCTATCGCTTTGCAGACGCCTGCCAGCGGCTCATCCAGGCTCTCGCGCCGAAACCTGCCCCTGCCCCCGCGCCTATGCCGGGCGCCGTTGGTGGCGGCGCGCTGCCGCCAGACATGGGTGCAGCGCCCGGCCTCGCGCAGATCCCAGTGACGCCCACATGACCGAACCGAAGGGGGAACGACATGCCACTTGATTTTTCGGAGCCGACCGACGTAACCGCCGGCGCGCAACCAGACGCGGCGAAGGACGCGACTCCCGAGGAGCCAATCCCTGGGATGGAGCCGGCGGTCACCGAGCCGGCCGCGGAACCCGCGAAGGAACCCGCACCGGAGGCCGCGAAAGAGCCGGAGAAGGCCGCCGAACCGGCGAAGCAGTCGGAGCCGACGACGGCAGAGCTACTCGCACTGCAGCGCCGGGAGCGCGCCTTGTTGGAGCGCGATCGCGCGATCAAAGAACGCGAGGCGAAGCTAGCGCCTCTGGCGAAGGCGCTGGAGTCGAAAGACCCGACCGCGGCGCTGGAGGCGCTCGGGCTCGACACCGACGCCGTGCTCGACGCGATTATAAACAAGGACACCAAGAAGGCCGAGGACGCTACGCCGGAGGGGCGCATCAAGCGTCTGGAGGCGGCGCTAGCTGAGCGCGACCGGCGCGACAAGGAGGCCGCCGAGGCCGCCGAGCGCAGGCGCGCCGCCGAGGAGGGACAGAGTATTCACAATCAGGCGATCGGGATGATCCGAGTCGCCGCCGAGGCGGACCCCAAGTCATACCCGCTCATCACCCGGCGTGGCGCCGGAGCGCACGAAATCGTGCTCGGCACGTACCAGGCTTATGCCGCCGAGCACGGAGAGCCGCCGACGCTCGCACAGGCCATGCAATGGACGGAGCAATATTTGCGCAAGGAGGCCGAGGCAGACGCGCAGGCTCTCGGGTTGACCAAGGCACAGGCCGCCGCGGTTGCCAGCGCGGCCCAGGCGCCCGACCCCGACGACGCCGATGTTACTGCCGCCGGATTCCATCTGTCGCACAAGACCGTGCCGATCGGCCTTCGGTCGCGCGACAGCGACGGCCTGCCGATGGACCCACGCGAGCGGACTCGCGCCATCGCTGCCGAGCTGCTCAAAAGGGCTTGACGTTCCGGCTGACGTGTGCCACCTTGGCACTGTCGGCTGACTAGATCGGAGTCGACAGCGGCCAGAGAACCGGGGCCGGACGAGCGGGACGCTTCCCGTTTTCAACCACCGGAGGGTTCTCATCATGGCCGCAGGCGTTGACGTAACGACGTTTTCGAACTACCTCAAGCGACGGTACGTGTCGTCGTGGATGAAGGCGATGACCTACATGGACAATCGCGCATTGTCCATGATCGCGAAGAACGAGCGGCTCACCGGCACGTCGTTGCACATCCCGACGGTGTACGCCGACATCCAGGCGGGCAGCGCGACGTTTTCGACGGCGCAGTCTGCCGCTGACTCGACGACCACGGGCGGCATCGGCGTCGTGCAGTGGGCGCTCACGCGCGTTACCGACTACTCGCTTGGCCGGGTGACCAATGAGGCGTTGCTCGCGTCGGAGGGCAACGAGGCCGCATTCCTCGATGCCAAGACGGCGGTCATGGACTCCGTGATGCGGACGGCGGCGCGGTCGGCGAACATCTCGATCTTCCGGTCGGGGTACGGCGCGATCGGGCGCATCGCGAACAGCATCGGGGCCTCGGCCGTGATCACACTGGGCACCAGCACCGGCGGCAATGTCGCCGGCGACGTGGCGAACTTCGAGGTCGGAATGAAATTGCAGTTTGCTGCGTCGGAAGCCGGCGCCGCCCTGCGCGACTCTGGTGCCACGCTGACCGTGACCGGCGTTGATCGGTCGGCTGGAACCGTGACCGTCAACGCAAACCTGAACACCATCAGTGGCCTGGCGCAGAACGATTTCATCTTTCGCTCTGGCGACCGCGAGGACTCGGCGACGCCGAGTCGCACGAAGCTGTCCGGGTTTCAGGCGTGGGTGCCTGACTCGGCGCCGTCGAGCACCGCGTTCTTTGGCGTCGACCGCAGCGTCGACACCCGACTTGGCGGCAGCCGCAAAGACGTGTCGGCTGGCGTGTCCCTCGAGGAAGGGCTGCTCGACCTGGTGACCGAGTCGGTCAATATGGGCGGCAAGGTCAAGAGTATTTTCATCAACCCGCGGCAGTACAACAAACTGCGCAAGGAGATGCAGGCTCGAGGGTCGCTGGACCTGACCGACGTCAAGGCGCAGGCCGGCGTCGGATTCCGCACCATCATGGTGATGGGAGACTCGGGCGAGGTGGCGATCGTGTCGGATGTCGATTGCCAGCAAAACAAGGCGTGGGCGGTGGACATGGGGCACTTCACGCTCGGTACGCTCGGCGGTGTGCCGCGTCTCTTGCTCAACGGGCCGCTGGCGCTGTTCCCGGTCTACAACCAGGACGCTTGGGAAGTCCGGATCGGGTACTACGGCAATATGTACACCGACGCGCCCGGATACCAAGTCAACGGTACGCTGGCGCTGTAACAGGAGGTCACGATGGCATCTCACGCCTTTGTCGAGGGGGCCAAGAGCCTCACCCGCGGGACGGTCACGCTGTATGGGAGCGTCACGCTTGGGTCCTCTGGCGCGATCAGCTCATCGGTCTGCAACGGGTTTTCCATCGCGAAGACCGCGAGCGAGACCGGTCGCTACACGGTGACTCTCGCGCAGGCCTATCCTGCGCTGTTGGGCGTCGCGTGTCTCATCGAGGGTGCGATCGATGCCGCCTACACGACAGCAAAGGGCCAATGGAACGGGCTCGTGCGGAATGTGGCGGTATCGACTGCGAGGACATTCGACATCCAGATGCAGCGCACCGACACAGGCGCAGACGCCGAGATTGAGGACGGCCTATCGTTCTCGATCGCGATAACCCTCATGAACAGCAACACGAACGGCACTTTTGCTCTGTCATGATGGACGCGGGCAAGGCTGTTTTGCTTCTGGTCGGCAAGGGCGGCGGCGACGATAAGTACGCCGACAAGGACGACAAGGTGTCAAAGAAGGGCGGGGTATCGGCCGCTCGCGACATCCTGTCGATCTTGGGCGGCGACGCCGACAAGGCCGAGGAGCTCGACAAGGCCCTACGGGCACATTACGAGTTCTGCAAAGAGTAGGAGGCCGCGATGGCGGTCCGCCTGAACGACCTCCGCGCCAGGATCAGGCAGCGCGCCAACGAGGAGGCCAGTGGAGCGGTCTCGGCCGTTGGGTGGGCGGAGCTAACGACGCTGGCGAACGCTTCATATCGCGAGCTTTACGACCTACTCGTTGCTGTCTCAGAGGACTATTTCACGACGAGCGCGAGCGTCGCCATCACCAGCGGCAATACGGTTGCGCTGACGAGTCTGGCGTCGTTCTACAAGATGCGCGGCGTGGAAAAGCTGCGCGACTCAAACGGGCGGTACGCGACATGCACGCCGTATCAGTTCGAGAACCGCAACGATTTTCAGCCCGGGTTCGACATGAATCCCTGGGGCGTCCCGATCCCGCGCTATCGCATCGTCGGCGGCAGCGTACGATTTGAGCCAGAGGCTTACGCGGCGGGCACGTACAGGTTTTGGTACGTGCCGCAGGTTGCGGTGATGGCACCGGACGCGAATACCATCGGCGGCGTGTACTACGAGTGCGTGAAGGAGGGCACGGCGACGGGCGCGGTGACCGTGGCGTACACTGGCGGCGGCACGGCTGGCTCCGAGGTCGTCACGGTGACGGGGAACGCTATCAGTGTGCAGATAGAGTCCGGCGTTAGCACTCCTACGCAGGTGGCGAATGCGGTCAACGACTCGGCGACGGCGCGGCTTGTGGTCTACGCCGAGGCGCGCGCCACGGCGGCGGTGACGACGGTAGGCGCTACGGCGCTGGCCGGCCAGGTGGACATGTCGACCACGATCATCGAGGGCATGGAGGAGTACATCGTGGTCGACGCGGCAATCAAGGTGCTCCAAAAGCTCGACAAGGACCCCGCTGCGCTGATGGCGTCTCTCGCTGCGATCAAGCAGCGGATCATGAACATGGCCAAAGATCGCGACGCTGGGCCGCCCGACGTGGTGGCCGACGTGCGCGGACACGGGCTGTGGTGATATGCCGCCGCTCGCTCGCCAGGTCATAGCGTTTCCGTTTGCCGGCGGCGTCGACCAGAAGACCGGAAAGCCGCACGTAGCACCGACGCGCTTGCTCTCGGCGACAAACTGTCGCCAGCAGAAGACCGGCGAGATACGCATGCGCCCGACCAATGGCGCGTACCCGCGCGACCTGGCGAATGGCGGATCTCTGTCGTCGGCTACGGAGCTGGCGAGCCACGACGGCAAACTGGTATTGCGGTCGGGCACAGAGCTCTACTCGTACGACGCGATAGATGACGCGTGGGTCCTACTCGGCACAGGGTGGCGCGTGGCCCCTACCGTTACGCCGCTCGTGAACGATTCCGTGGTCGGGACTAGTTCGTCGATAGCCAGCGCGGCGAGTATGGACAGCGCCGTCGGCGGCGGATATCTGGCCGTCACGTACCTGCTTGCGGGCGCCGTGTATGCGGAGATTTTCGAGCTGACATCGATGCTCTCGGTGTCAGGTAGGTTGCCGCTATATAACAGCGGCACGGCGGGTCAGGTCCCGAAGGTCGTCGCGACGTCTGATAGGTTCGTGTTTTTTTGGGTCGAGGAAGGCGCATCGTCGAGCACGTTGCGTGCGCGTTACGCGACCTTCGCGAACCCGGATTCTCTTGGTTCCACGGCGACCGTGTCGTCGTCACTCATGGGATCGAGCGGCAGCGAGGACGGCGCCGTGTACGATGTGCAGCGCGCCGGGCCGTCGCTGACCAATATCACCGTCGCGACCGTCGAGGAGTCAGGCGGTACGTACTCGTTCCAGCTTCGGACATGGAGCGGCCTCACCATGTCCACGGTCACCGGCCCCGTCGGGACCAATTTTGCGGCAGATCCAGACGCCACGATAGGGCTCCTGGAGCACGACTACAGCGATACGCGGCTCTATCTGGCCGTCGGGACTACCGGCGGCGGCGGCATGCAAAAGATGACCGTCTACCGCATCAACAGCTCGACGCTGTCGACGGTTAGTACGTCTGGAGATTGCGCCAGCGCGGCGACCGTCCCATACGCCGTGTGCGGATTCTACGACACCGGTACGACGTCATTCACGGTGTTTACCGAGTGCTCCGTATCCGGCGCATTGCAAATTGTGCGGGCCGTCGGCGATTTCTCGTCTATCGTGTCGTCTACATACATCCGCGGCGTTGGCCTTGCGTCCAAGACGTTCAAGTTCTCTAGCGCCGGTTCCAGGTGTCTCATGCTGGCGAATTACTCGTATAATTCCGCCGGTAGCGGCACGTTTCAGAACGCCTATTTCGTCGTCGACGAGACGATGAAGATCCTTGCCCGCGTTCTCTACGGCAATGCTGGCGGCCTCCTGCACGGCGGCGGGTTCGTCGGGACGACGAGCTCGCGCACCAACCTGCCGGCCTGGTCGCAGGTGTCGGCCGACAAGTACATCACGGTCGGGCAGCGCGCGGTTGATATCGAGGCGAATACGATCGAGTACGGCGTCGCCGCGATTCAAGTCGAGTACGGCTCGACGGCGCACGCGCCCTGGCGTTCTGCGTACACTGGTATCGAGGCGGCCGGAGTGGTACGCAGCTTCGACGGACGGTCGGCGACGGAGGTCGGGTTTCACGTATTCCCGCAGATTCCGGTACTCACGCCGTCGGCTGGCGGCGGCCTGACCGCGTCCTCGACGTACTACTACGCGCTTTGCTTTGCGTGGACGGACAAGACCGGCGCGCTTTTCCGGTCGGCGTCGGTGCGCGCGGACTCGAACGGCGCCGCCGTGTCGGTCGCCACTGGGGTCGGCGAGGGAACCGTGACGCTCGACATTCCGACGACGGGTTTGTCAGACAAGACGCTGCGCAATCCTTGGTCTGTGGCGGAGATAGAGATCGAGATTTATCGGACGACGGCCAATGATCCCGAGACGTATTACATGGTCGGCAAGATCCAAAACAGCGTCGCCGCCAATACGGTGCAGTACGTGGACACCGCGGCGGACTCTGCCATCACCTCGAACGAGCCGCTATACGACCAGACCGATGGCGAGGTCTCCAATGAGTCGCCGCCTCCGGCGCTCGACTGCGCGGTGTGGAATAACAGGACCTGGATCATCTCAGCCGAGAACCCGCGCGAAATCTGGTACTCCAAGGAGATGGATGCCACCAGCGGCGTCGCGTTCAATGACCTTTTCAAGGTACTGGTGGACGCCCCGGCGGTGGCGATCATCGGCATGGACGACAAGTTTGTGATCTTCACGTCCGAGGGCGGCGCCGTGCTCTCTGGCGACGGGCCGGACGCGCAGGGGTCAGGGCTATACGCGCGTCCGCAGTCGTTCGCCGGGATCGCGGGGTGCTCCAATCGCCGCAGCGTCGTCCTGACACCGGAGGGAGTCATCAGGATGACCAGTAAGGGACTTTGGCTTCTGACGCGCGGACTCAGCGACGAGTATATCGGCGGCCCGGTGGAGGACACGGCAGCGTCGGGAACTATCATGGCGGCGCAGGTCCATCCGTCGAAAGAGCAGGTTGCGTTTTACACGTCCGCGGGGACCACGATGGTCTACGACCTGTTTCACAAGCAGTGGTACACCGACACGGACCAGGCCGCTGTCGGTGCGGCCGTGTGGAGTGGGTATCCGTTCTACGTCGCCGGAAACGGGACGGTATACGTGGACAACGGGTCTATCGACCCGACGCCACCGTGGACGATGACGGTCGAGTCCGCATGGATTCAGCTCGGCAATATCCTCGGCTATCAGCGAGTATGGTCGTTGAGTCTCCTGGGCGAGTATCGCGGGGCGTTCAGGCTTTCGTGCTCGGTGTACTTCGATCACGAGCAGGCGAACCCGGAGGTTCATCGGGTAAATTCGATCGACATCAAGCGGTACGCCGTCGGCGACCCGTTCGTCGTATTACTGCCGATTCGCAGGCAGCAATGCACCGCGATCAAGGTCCAGATCACCGTGACGCCGGTCGCCGGGACCGGTGAGACGCTGCGCCTGACCGGACTCGCGATCGAGGCTGGCGTCATACCCGGCAGGGTCAAGCGCACGCACGCAGAATCCGCGTATAATCGGGGGAACTGACCATGGCAATGTCGCTCGACGAATTCGATGCGCGCAAAGCGGCCGAGAGGGCGGGGCGAGCGCCCGGAGATCGGAATTTTCTCGCGACGCAGATGGGTGAGAGTGGCGAGCGCGCCCGCGCCATGGGTTCAGACCTGTTTGTCACTGGTTCCGGACTGGTCCAGAGGTTTTTGCAAGACCAGGAACGCGCCGCTCCGACCATGCGCGACGTCGGCGTGGGTGTCGCGCCCGGGACCGAGAGGACCGGCACCGGTATCGGCCAGGGCGTGCCGTCGATAGAGGCCGAGGGGGCGCAGCGCGACCTGATTCGACGTCTGCAACTACAGGCAGAAGGCAGGGGGCCGTCTCTTGCCGAGGCCGAGGCCGAGCGAGGGCGCGGCGCGGCCGTTCGCGGCGCGCTGGCCCTGGCATCGCGCGCGAGAGGCGGGAATATCGGCGCGGCGATGCGTGGCGCGCAGAACGTCGGGGCGCAGGCCGCCCAGGCCGCCACGTCGCAGGCCATACGCGGCCGTCTCGCCGAGCAGGCACAGGCGCAGGGGTTGCTCCAGGGCGTCACGCGCGACGTGACTGCGCTGGATCTAGAGCGCGAATCGCGACGCGCCGAGATCAACAAAGACCTAGCGATGACCGACGCCGAAATCGCCGCCAAGTACGGGCTGAAGCAGGCCGATATCGACCTGGCGCGCGCGCAGGGCGACCTCGATGCCGTTTTCAAGCAACAGGAAGCGGATCGACTGCGCCGGCTCATGTTCCTCGAGGCCGGCCTCAAGGCGCAGGGCCTCGGGGCGCAGACAGAGACCGGGGTATTCGGCACGAGCGGCCCTAGCAGATCGTTTGGCGACAAACTCATCGACGCTACGCTGGAGACCGGTTCGCGTTATCTGGGGGGTGGGTCTCGGGGCGGTGGTGGCGGCGGCGGCTAAACTTAAACGACGTAAGCAAACACATGCCGCCACAGGAAACGCAGCTCACAGAAGCTCCCCCGGTCGCGCCGATCGTCGCGCCGCAGGCGACGGATAGCGTCTCTACGTCGAGCGTCGTCAGGTCGAAGGACTACC